CGTTAAAAGGTAAAATGCTTTCTTAACTTTGTATACAAATGTGTTTTGGTCTAGGTGTTTTATATGTTTATTATAGTGTATGCTTGTATTTATGGTCATAGATCCCCTACAGTTTATATTCGTTTTTTTTCAACCCTAAGTTAATAACTATTCTGCTGTCATTAACTGTTCTTGCGTCTTTTCTATTTTCCAAAACAATCTATAAGAATCTTTTTGATACTTATTTGCTTTGTGCTTTGCTTCCAGATACTTCTTGTGTTTCTTCTCTTGAAGATCTTTTAGCTTCTGCAGACGCATTTTGATGTTTTCCATCTTGCTCCTTTATCACTTTTGTAAAATCAATTTTTAAGTTACTGATTTTAATTTCTACAAATTCACCCTCGGTGCTAGGGTTTGCAGCTTTCTTCACGTCATCAAAGCGTTCTTCTAGTGTAAAACTAGCTTCACCATGCTTTAATCTTATAAATTTTGTCATACTTATTTACTTTTTTCAACTTCTTTTTTAATCAAAAAATCTATATACTGTCTAGCTTTTTTTAAATCTTCGATACCATTTTTTCTTTTATATCTAGAAATATACTTAATTACATTACCTTCACAAAAATCAAATTCATTTTTAATTATAAAATCTATTGGTTCAATCTTGTTTGCTATGTAGTGTGCTGGTTCTTTTATGTTGTCTGTCATGTTAAATCCTTTTTTAAGCAAGGTGGGGAAAACGATTAGAAAGGGAAAAAAACCCCACCCTGCCTTATACCTTTTGAGCTAAATTAAAAGGTATATTCGTTATTAACACCTTCACTTGGTTTTGCAAAGGCATTTTTATTTGCTCCTGCTCCACTTGGTGTTAAAATAATTGTCAGCTCTCCCTCTTTGGGATTTCCATCTTGATCTTTAGATATAAAAGCTGCTTGATTATACCACTTACCATCAATGTTGACTCCAATAGTCCAGTTCTTATCTGGATGTTTCATATTTTTTGGACCAACATAAACTGGAAGTTTATCTGCCGGTGACTTCCAATCTTTATTTTTGGCTAGGTTGATATATATTTTATCGGATTGATTATCCATGTTTACTCCTTAGTTATATCAATCTTATGATTGATTATTGTTTAGTGTTGCTTCATGCTTACTACTTACATCTCTGATCTGTTCGTAGGCTTTGAAGTTATTTTTCTTTAGATGATTAACAACTGATCTTACTTGATTCTTAACTGTAGTAAATTGCTTTTCAGTTTTACTTTGTAAGATTAGGTTAATGATCTCTTCTACATCCACTTCATCATCCATGTATGTAGGTTCTACAGATGGCTCTGAAGAATTTTGTTCAAATGGTTTGGCGTTATAACCATCTTCTAAATCCATTCCTGTTTTTAGATTGAGTGCATTTAAGAACGCATACTTTTTACTATACGACATGGCTTGACCCGTTCCGTATTTATCAAGACCACCCATTGCAGTACAACCATCAATCACAACAAAACTTGCTGGATCATCAATGTCAGTTATTCTCATGGTGCAAGTTACAATTACAAATTTATCTGTAACATCTGTTATGTAATTACAAGTTGGATATAAACCATTTTTTAATAAAGCATCCATTGCAACTCTTTGCACATCATCATGAAGTAAAGGATTAAAAGGCATACCTTTAACCTTACTTGCTTTCTTTACACTACTTGCATGATTACAAGCACTATGTAATTTCTTGTGTATGTTTGTCATATTTTTATTTCCCATTCTATATACGTTGTTTTCACTACTCATATTTTACTCCCCATAGTTTAGTTATTAATTGTTTTTGTTCATCTGCTAAATCTTTATAGTAAAAGAAATGATTAAGATCTGGTGGCTCACACATCAAAGCTAACTTCTCTATACTACCTTCACAAAACATAATCATCTTCTCCCACAACATAATCTTATCGATCATTTTATTATAAAGATGTTGCAAGTGATCTGCCTTCATTAACTCATGACTTTGATCAAAGATAATATAATCTTTATCATTAACATATACCAAGTGAGGTATCTTCTTTGTTGTCATGTAGTAGAACGAAGTCTGAGTTAAATTCTCAATCGTAGGCTCTGAAGGTAAATCTTGAGTGATCATGTTCCACTCCTCTTTACCTTTAACCTTTCTTAAATTAGGTGGCTTAGTTTTTAATTCTATAAATTTTGTTTTAGTTTCATAATCTATTCTGCCAATCACCGGCTTGATCATATCAAACTCTTTTAGCTCTACATATCTTTCGCAAACTAATTTATCTTTACCTATAATTTCTTGCACAACTTTTTTTGTAATTGGAATACAATCTTCCGCAAATCTAACCATAGCTTCTCTGCCAAACTTATCCTTTGCGTCAACCGGTGGATTTTTATTGATTGCTTCTTGCTCAGCTTTAAAACAAACATTATAATTTTTATCCCACTCTGTTTCTTTAATTGTTTTTGATTTATAAATTACATCTGCAATCATTCTCTGGACCACATTGTTTACTAGGTTGCCAAAGTTTGCTTTGTATCTAAATGGAAACTTCCTTCTAACTTCTTGAGGAAAAGTATAACCTAATAAATTTTTTGCAAAGGGTGTTGATGTAGATGAATAAGACCAATGATCTAATCCTTCACCACCATTAAATATTGAGAACGCTTTTTCTATTTTTTGTTTTTCCATTTATACCTTTCCGTTTTTATACTGTAATTACACCCGTTATTGTCTATTGTCAATAGCTATAAAAGATATATAAAAGACACTAAAATGACTAAGAAAAAACTACCATATAAAAAGGTGCGTGTTATCTGGCAGGATATTTGCTCATCTTCCCAATGGTATGACGATTTATCAGACGTTGATAAGTTTAGTTATTCTTGGTGCGAGGACATTGGTTATCTTTATTATAAAGATTCTAAAGTTCTAAAAATTTTTACTTCTTATTCTTATGATGAGGATAAGTTATCTATTGGAAACATAACTGCTTATCCTAGATCTGTAGTTAAAAAAATATTATATGAAAAATGACATACTCTGGAATATTTAAAGAAACTGAATGTGTAGAAGATTTAAAACGAGCTAAGAGATATATTGAAAAACAAGCTAGTATAATTTTTGCACTTGAGAGAGAGATAGAAGAAAAAAATAATGAGATAATAATAATAAGAGGTAAACTGAAAGAGGAAAAATGAAATGTTTTTTTTGCGACACCGAAGTTAGATGGAATTGTGATTATGATTCAGAAGATGTTAATCCAGATTCAAAATATACCATAACAAGTATGTATGAGTGCGACAATTGTAAGGCTTGGTATGAAGTGTCTACTGATAAAAAAGAAAAAAAATAATGGATAACACTCACAACAAAGTTGCTCATGGCTAGATACACCTACGCATTTAGCAATGGGGATTATAACGATTGGCATAGAAAATACGAGGGTATTGCTATGATTGATGTAGATAGTGTTGAGTGTTGTCAGTATTGTTATGAGCCTTTAGCTATTATTGAAACGTGCTATGATAAGGACCAGAAATATAAGGCTACAACCCTCTCAAAAATCATTGCTGAACGCCTAAACATACCTTGCTTTTTAGTGTTCTATAAGGAAGTGAGTAAAGGTAGTCTAACTTTTAGAATCAAGCGTATACGGAGCTCTCAGACAGAGTTTCATTACATGAATGAGGATCAATGGGTAGACATCTTGCGAAACCTCCATATAAACCATAGTAAAAACTGTAAGAAAGGAAAAAAATGAATACATCTAGGGGATTTTTACATATTACCTATAAATTATATCATCACTTAAATATTATTGACGGAGAAAAAAAATCACATTGTTTAAATGTATTTTTATCTGTTATGAAATATGCTTGGAAAAAAAATGGCTACAAAGCTGATCTAAGGCATGAAACAATCCATAAAGACACCGGACTTTGCCGAACCACAATTAAATCTTGTTTGGAAACTTTAAATAAACTGAATGTTGTTAAATCTATTAGAGGTCGATCTGGTAAAACCTATATTGTTAATGAAGTATTTTTAAAAGCTGAAAAACTTTACGAGCCAACCCAGATAGCCGTTAAACCTACACAAGATAGCCGTTTTACGGCTACATTAGAAGAAGCATTATACATTAATAATATATCTAAAATAGTTAAAGGTTTTGCAGGGGATAGGGAGAAGATATTAGATGAATTATCCAAGCTCCCTATTAACGAATTAAAAGAAGATAAAACTAATCCATACTATTCTAAATTAGCTATTGAGAGGAAGGAAGAATATAACAGATCGTATGTATCTCCGGATAAAATTGTAAGAGCATTGTCCAAGTTAAAAAATGAGAGGAAACAAAACAATCCCTTTTACAAAGCTAAAAAAGAATACAACATAAGAAACAATTTGAATTGGAAGGGAGAACCAAAAAGCTAATGCCGGGTAGACCAATGAGAAAAGTGTTTTGTCAAGGCTTTACCCGTGCTGGGTTAAGAGTAGGTAAAAAGATACCTTGTAAAATGAAGGGTTATCTACTTGCAAACAATGTTTATAAATGTAAATATCATGGCTATCAAAATGTTAAGGGATTTAAAAAAGAAAATTACACACATGAAACTAGGATTAAACAGCTATCCAAACTAATACAATTTAAAAACTATACAGATGATCAACTCAAAGAATATTACTACCAAAAAATCAAACCTAGAATTGATAACAACCAACCAAGCCGATATAATTTGCGACAAACTAGCAAATGGAAAAACCCTTACCGAAATTCTAGAGGATCACAAGGCATATCCGTTCAGCTTGATGAAGTTTTATGCGTACTTAAAAAAAAATCCAGAATTAGAGATAAGAATAACAGAAGCTAGAAAGTATGGTGTTCAAACTCTTATTGATAAATTACTGCAAGTCTTTCAGTATCAAGAAATAGAAGATCCAAACGCCATATTGTGGATAAGAGAAAAAACAAAATTTATTACCTTTCTTGCTAATAAATTAACTGATCTTTATTCTGATAACAAAGTACAAAATGTTAAGACAGATCAATCTATAAAAATTTCTTGGGAAGATAATCAAGATGACTTGATTGATGTAACTGCTGAAGATATTCCAACAGCTACACCAGATAAAAGTTAATCTTTTTCTTTTATAATAGTTTCAACATTTTTTTTTATAGTTAAATCTTTATCTATTAATAATTTAGGATTTACATTTAACAATTCACTAAAACTATTTAAAACTTCTAAAGATATTTTTCTACCACCATCAAGGTATCTGTAAAAAGAACATACTTTAAATTTAGATTTTCTTTGAACATCACTAAATTTTAAATCTTTAGCTTTTATTATTTTACTAATGTTGTTTCTTGCTACATCATTTAGTTTCATTATTCAGTATCTATATTTTTTTCCTCAATATCTAACACAACTTTTAAAACTTTTGCTAAATCTCTTTTAGAAAATCCCTCAATCATATCGTTTATATGTTCTTTCATATTCCCATTATCCAATGCACCATGTTTTATATAATCTTTAATACCTTTTACATTATCCATTGCTGATTGATTTATTTTTCTATCTATTGCGTTTATGTCATTGTCGCTCATGTTACTCCTTTGTTATTGTTATTATTATATTTTTTTTGCCACATATTGAAAAACTGGATCATGATTTACTGATCCATGTTTCAATCTTTTTTGAAATAATACTACTGAATTATTTTCTGCACACCTCATAAAAAGGTTTGCAATATCTCTTGTAATATTACTGTGAAACCTATCTCTTGCAAGATAACCTTCATGATACGTTATTGATTCGTTAGATTCTGCTGTTTGTAGCCATGCTTCGTATTTGCTTAACATTTTTATTCTCCATTTGTTTATTGTTATAATCTCTAACAATCATTCTGATTGCTAAACCATTCTCATCTTTAAGAGTATTGAATAATATTTTTGTCAATTCTCTTTTGCTTAGTTGTTTAGTTATTTTTAACATACTCGTAACCGTTCCAAGTTCCTAAACCTTGATTAACATCACCATATTTTTCTATTTCTTCTTCTTGTATTTCTTCTGGTGTAAGATCATAATAACCTTTTTCATTTCTCCAATTTAACTCATCCTCAGCTTCATTTTTTCTAATTGTATCTTTTACTCCAACACCACCTAATTGCTTATAACCATCTACTTCACTTTGTAGTTCTTTCATTGTCCATTTTGTGATCTCTAATAAATAATGATTTCTTTTTGTCATTTATCCCCCATTTTTTTTAATTTTAAATTATACAATCTACTCAATTCTCTTTTGCTTAGTTGTTTATTGTTCACAGTTGCAATCTTCATCATCTGGGTAACTATCTTCACAACCCTCACAATATGACCAACCATCTGGAATATCATCTTTTAACCAATAAACTATGCCACCTTGCAAAACATATTCATCTTTGTTGGCTAATTCTTTCTTTGTATAGGTTGATAAATAACCCCAATTACTATGACCAAATCTTTCTCTACAGTAATCATCTCTTCTTTCTGAATCATCTTGCATATTATTTTCCTTTCTATAGTTTATATTTATATTCTTTTATTAACTTGTCTGCTTTATCCATGTAAAGATATTTAAAACCATTGTCACTTGCTCTATCTGTCGCACCACAAAAAAGGTTTAATTTTTTTGCTAATTTTTTTATAGTTTCCATTTTATCTTTTTTTTCTTTTTGTTTTTGCTCGTACCTTTTAGCCTTGTTTATCTCTTGTACTTGTCTTATTTCTGGTAGCGTTTGATCAACCATTTTTTCCCCTTTGTTTTACGTTATTATTACTATCATCATCACAAATAAAAGTATTACATAGCAATAAAAATTTATACTTGTCATTATGCCACACCTAATCTTTTTAATGTTTTAGTTTCTTGCTCTGTTATTTCTTGAGTTGAATAAACACTAATAGCGTTTAATCCTTGATTATCCCAATAGACACCTTCCTCAAGTTTATTTTTTTTCTTTAAACCCCAGAATTGTTTACAATAATTATAATCAGTTGTTTTATTATAAAATATATATTTGTCGCTATGCTCATAATCTCCAATTTGCATATCAAATGTTACTAATATATTTTTTGTCATGTTATTTACTCGCTTTCTGTTTTTGCTGTTGTTTATATTCTCTTAAACTTTTTGCATTAGTCATATTTAAGAAATGTATTTGATAAAAAAAAGGATTAGAATCATCACTGGACCAACCCTTTTTTTTACTCATCTTATTAACAAACTTAATAAAATCATCCTTCCAATTATCTCCCATTATTGGACCCTTTCAATTATGTTGTTTTTTATTGTAATTTTTGCGAAAAATTTTCTATTAATATCGCAACCAATTACAGTTCCATTTTCTGTATACTCATCTTTAAAAATATTGGTTTCCTTGTAGTTTAATTCTTTACCAATATTATTTTTAAGATCTTTTTTAGTTTTATAGTTTATTAATTGTATTGTCATTGTTTACCCTTTCTTTTTTATTGTTTATTTTAAATCAATTACAAAACCGGAATTGTCTCTACCTAATTTTCCGGTCTTTTTATCTATAGTTAATTTTTCTTTTAATCCTACAACTACATTTTTTTGATCTAAAAAACGCAAGTCGTGAAGATCCCCATTTATTACTTTGAAACCCTTGTAAGTTTCCGGCAATTCTTTACGAAATACAACAGCAACATTGCCACCGGCTTTTAAAACTTGTGTAGCTTGAAAGTCATTTTTTTCATTACGGCTAAAAGTTAAATGATAATTAGCCGGCAATTGACCCTTTAAAGATTTCATAACTCTATTAAAATGCTTTGTATAATCATAAAATTGAACATTAGGAAAATTTTGCATAAAAGAAAATTTTTTCCTTTCAAACATTACATCGCTTGTAGTGTTTAATCTTATAACTGGTTTTAGATTATATTTTTTACAAAGTATTTCATGATTTCTAATTTCTCTAGTTATCATTGCTGTAAATTTTGCTTCATCTTTAAATAATAAATGAGTTCTATTAACCCTTCCTAATGTTTTTTGAGGCATAAAAACAGGGTTGCCAGCTTCATTTAAGCAAGCGTCAGTACATCCTATTGAACGGCTTCCACAAGTTTCATAACCAGATATTTTAGCTGGAGCAAGGTTTAAACGCTTGATCCAATATTTTTTTAAACTTTCAATCTTTAAGTTTTTGTCTGTTTTTGGGTTTCCATTTGTAAACATTAATTTAGTTAAATCTAAATATGTTGGCTTTGTTTTTTGTATTGTCATTTTTTTCCCTTTCGTTTTTATTTATATTAATACTATCATCAAATTTTTATAAGATGATAAATTGTCGCAGTTTATATGCTCCATAAATGAAGCATATATAGAATTAATGAAGTTGTTAAAACTGTTGAAGCTATAAAAAATATAGATCCCCATAATAAGTTTTTATTCATTTTCTATTTCTCCCGTACCTTTGCAAATATCGCAATCCTCATATAATTCATAAGTTGCATTTTCTGGTGTTTCATTTATTTCACCTTCACCCATACAATTTGGACAACATATTAAATATGTACCAAAAAGATCTGATGTAATTGATTTTTTTATTGTCATTATTTACCCCCCATCATTTTTGTAAATAAATCTTCAGCATTTTTTGCTATTTTTTTATTCTTAAAAAAAACCCCTTTTTTAGCTTTGGTTTTTTTAGCTTTATCTTTAGCTGTTGCTTTAGCTATTCCTTTAGTCATTGCATTTATTGTAAACATAGTTTCCTTTTTTTTGTTTGGTTTTTTTTATAATAAATATCAAATGGGTTGATTTATTATATATGACAGATTGACGCATGATAAAGATTAGAATAATTTTAAGTTTATATTGAAAGTGTTTAAAATATTATAGGGTTTAAAAGTTGCTATTCTAATATATCAAGCCATCAAATTTTTTTATGCGATATAACAAACGGGTCAATAGTACTGACCTATATTTAAAAATATAAACAGTTTTAATTATTAGTATTGATAGCGTTTAATTATCACTACTTATTTTTTATAGGATAGATTGCTTTTTTTTAATCTTGACCCCCCCCTATACCCCCAGACGCACCCACCGTTTATTATATATATATACACCGAACTGTAGGACACCTTTACACACAGACACCTTTATACACACCCACACCTTTTACTTTTAATAACCTCAAAATAAACTATATGTGGTACATGAACTATTTTTCATCAGAAGATCTAGATTGTGTTTGCTTTATAGAAGAGAAATCTAACAATGTAGTAATTAAATTCTTTGGTATGCCTAACAATGACTCTGCCGAGTTATTTACATCTTACATTATGATGAAGCTAGGATTTGAGTACATACCTTTTAATGGAGATAATCACAGTAATTCAATTCACTAGACATGGATATTAAGATTCCCTATACACCAAGAAAGCACCAAGCTCACTTACATAGACAAATAGATAAACATAGATGGAATGTGCTAGTATGTCACAGAAGGTTTGGAAAGACAGTATGTATGATTAATCATCTAATTAGGTCAGCATTACTGTCCAAACTCAAGAACCCTAGATTTGCTTACATTGCTCCAACCTTCAAACAAGCTAAGTCTATTGCATGGGATTACATGAAACAGTTCACCGCCAAAATACCCCACACCAAGTTTAACGAAACAGAGCTTAGAGTAGATTTGCCAAATGGTTCTCGTATTACTTTGCTAGGCTCAGAATCGCCAGATGGATTAAGAGGGATATACCTTGACGGATGTGTGATTGATGAATATGCAAACGTCAACAGTAAGCTATTCCCAGAAATTATTAGACCAGCATTATCAGATAGAAAAGGTTACTGTGTCTTTATTGGCACACCAATGGGAATGAACAACAACTTCTATGAGTTGTACCAACACGCACAAGGTGCGGAAGATTGGTTTAACTACAAAGCTAAAGCGTCAGACACTAAGATTGTAGACAATGATGAGTTAGTCAAAGCAAAAGAAGTAATGGGTGATAAGAAGTACCAACAAGAGTTTGAGTGTGATTGGATAGCAAACATAGAAGGTGCAGTATATGGAGATGTAATAGGTAAACTAGATGATCAAAAACAATTATCTAGAGTTCCCTACGATCCTTCACTACCTGTATCAACAGCATGGGATCTCGGGGTCTCCGACCATAGTGCTATTATATTTTACCAGCAGTTAGGCAGAAGCATAAGTATAATAGATTACCATGAAGAGAGAGGTCAAGGATTACCTTACTATATCCAGCTTGTGAAAGAAAAAGAGTACGTCTACAAAGATCACTTTGCACCACACGATATTGAAGTTACCGATTTTGGAAATGGTAAGACCCGGAGAGAGGTCGCCTACCAATTAGGAATTAGATTTAAAGTCGTTCCAAAAATTCCACTAGAGGATGGCATACACGCAACCACAATGACCCTGCCTAGATGTTGGATAGACACAGACCATTGCAAAAAATTAATAGATGCGTTAAGACATTACCACAGGAAGTATATTGATAAAAATAGAATGTTTAGATCAAAGCCTGTACATGATTGGAGTTCACACGCCTGTGATGCTATGCGTTACCTTGCTGTTGGACTACAAGAAATTAATACTAGACAAACTGCTCCACAAAGTATAGCAGATAATAGTTACAGGATTATATAATTATGGGATCATTATTCAAACCAAAAATGCCACCACTACCACCAGTTCAACCTGCACCAGAACCACCTTCAGCAGAAGTTTCAGCAGAGGAAAAAGAAGCTATCGCAAAAGAACAGGCAGCAGTTGAAAGAAGAAGAAGAGGTAGAAAGTCTACAATACTTACTTCACCCCTTGGCGTACAAGAAGATGAAGATTCAAAACTACAAACTTTGTTAGGTAAATAATATGATTGGTAAAATGATTCCAAAATTAATAAATAAACCAGAAGTAATAAAATTACTTAAAAAAACAATAAATACTAATACTAAAAGTAAAAAAAAAGTTAATACCAAAACAAAAAAAACAAGATATACTTCATCACCTAAAAGTGGAATAGTAACTTCTGGTGGTTTGTTGTTAAGCAATTTAAAAATATCTAATAAAAAATTATTTGGATCATAGTATGTTTGAAAAAATTAAAAAAATTTTTAAAAAAAAACCAAAAGAAAAAATTGAAGAAGAAGTTTTAGTATTAGCTGAAGATAAAACTTTTGAAAACGAAATTGCAAAACCAGAAGTTAAATCTGAAACAAAAGAAACAAAATCAGAAACAACTTCATCACTAACATTCGGAGAATAATATGGGAGCAGGAGGAGCATCAACTGGTGGAGGTGGCGGAGGAGTCGGACCAGCAGGTTTAGTTACTAAGACAGGTAAAACAGGAACTGTAAAAGATGCAAAGAAAGTTTCAGAAAGAAATGAATTTAGAACTTTTGTAAAAGATGGTGGAGTTACTGGAGCAATAATAAAAGGTATTACAGGAAAAACTCCTTATGAAATGAATTTAGAAAGACGACAAAAATTTATTAAAGATAAAGGTTTGACAGGTGATGATATTAATATGGATACTTCTTACCTTGGATCAAAAGAAGGTTTAGCAGAATTAAAAAAACAAGGTTACACAAATTCGTCAGATAATGTTAATACTGGTGGAGGTAATGATAATAACAACACACCTGCACCAACTATACTTAAAAAAACTGCTGGTGGTCAAACTGTACAAACTATAGCACCTACAGAAGCTGAGTTATCACAAAGTGCTGCAGCAGATGCAGAAGCATATGATTTAAGAAAAACAAAAAAAAGAGGAAGATCAATGACAAGATTAACTTCATCTAAAGGTGTAACAGATAACAAATTAACATTAGGCAAACCAAGTCTACTAGGAGCATAATGGCAAGAACAGATTTAAGTAAAAGTTTATTATCAAGATACGAGAAGCTAGAAGGTCAAAGACAAAATTGGGAAACGCATTGGCAGGAAGTTGCAGATTATATGCAACCAAGAAAAGCAGACGTAACCAAGACTAGAGCTAGAGGTGATAAAAGAAATGAGATGATCTTTGATTCATCTCCAATACAAGCAGTAGAATTATTAGCAGCATCATTACATGGTATGTTGACTAACCCATCCACACCTTGGTTTACTTTAAGATTTAAAGATGAAGATGTTGAAAATGAAGATGAAGCAAAAATTTGGTTAGAGTCAGCAACAGATGCAATGTACACAGCATTTAACAGATCAAACTTTCAACAAGAAATATTTGAATTGTATCATGACTTAATTACATTTGGTACAGCTTGTATGTTTATTGAAGAAGATGATGATGATTTAATTAAGTTTTCAACAAGACACATCAACGAAGTATTTATTGCAGAGAATGACAAAGGTAGAATAGATACAATCTTTAGAAGATTTAAAATATCTGCTAGAGCTGCAGTACAAAAATTTGGTGATAATGTGTCATCAGACATACAAGGTATCTTTAGAAAAGATCCATACCAAGAAGTAGAAATACTACATTCAGTTTATCCAAGATCAGATTTTAATCCTAAGAAAAAAGACAAAGAGAATATGCCATTTGAATCTGTTTACTTAGAATATAAAAATGGAAATGAATTATCTATCTCTGGATTTAAAGAGTTTCCTTTTGTAGTACCAAGATACTTAAAAGCATCAAACGAAATTTATGGTAGATCTCCAGCAATGACAGCTTTGCCAGACGTTAAGATGCTAAACGAAATGTCAAAGACCACAATTAAAGCTGCACAGAAACAAGTTGACCCACCACTATTAGTTCCAGATGATGGATTCCTACTTCCTGTTAGAACTGTACCAGGTGGACTAAATTTTTATAGAAGTGGTACTAGAGATAGAATTGAACCATTAAACATTGGTGCAAACAATCCATTAGGATTAAACATGGAAGAGCAAAGAAGAGATGCAATTAGAGCTGTGTTCTATGTTAATCAACTTATGATGCAACAAGGTCCACAAATGACAGCGACAGAAGTTATCCAAAGAAACGAAGAGAAGATGAGATTACTTGGTCCAGTATTAGGTAGACTACAATCAGAATTATTAAAACCATTAATTGATAGAGTGTTTAATATATTACTTAGAAATAATTTATTACCACAAGCACCAGAGTTTTTGTCTGGCAGAGATATAGAAATAGAATATGTATCTCCACTTGCTAAAGCACAAAAATCTTCAGAGCTACAATCTATTATGAGAGCAATAGAAATATTAGGATCACTTGCTAATGTTGCACCAGTATTTGATTATGTTAACTTTGACAATCTTGTGAAACACTTGGCAGACATAGTTGGTATGCCACAAAAATTATTAAAATCACAAAACGAAGTTAACGCACAAAGACAAGAAGCAGCACAAGCTGCAGAACAACAACAACAAATGGCACAGATGCAACAAGTTGCACAAGCCGCAGGAGATGTAGCACCACTAGCAAAAGCATTGCCAGACGAAGCAAGAGCTGTAGCAAATGCTGAAGTGGAATAGTATGGAA